CGGCGGGGGGGGTGCCGGCGGGGGGGGGAGAGCCTCCGCTGGGTTGAGGAGCACCACCATGGCCGCGGCCGTCTGCCAGATAGGGCGATCAGCGCTGGCGCGATGGTCATCAGCGACATGAAAGCGATGGCCACCAGCGAAGAAGTACCGGCCCACGTGGCTGGCGACTGTGGCGGTGTAGGGCTCCGCGGCGCCACGATCGGTGATGGCAACCATGGCGCCAAGCGGGGGGTGCTCGTGAGCTCGGAGCAGGTGCTGGCTGGCCATCAGGGATCCACCGGTGGGAGGGAGAGGAGCCCTGCAACCGCCTCCTTCGCAGCTCTGATGCGTCGTGCCTGATCAGCGGTGGCCTGCACGCTCGCCAGAGCGGCCTGGCGTCGCTGGCGATGGATGGCCGCAACTGCCTGCTGATCGAGCTCGCAGCCGATGGCACGAGGGCCAGCTGCGGTTTCCAGCTGGCGGGGCCCGGTGGAGTCCCGAAAACCGCCGCGGCCATTGGCGGGGTAAGCGGAGAGGCAGCAGCAGATGATCGCTGGATCGGATCCGGGCAGGATCTCTCCGGAGGGGAGCACGTCGTAGTCGGGGATGAATTCGTTGATGGCTCGGTCGTAGTTCGAGACGATGCCGGTGTCAGCACAGGCGAAACAGGCGAAACCAGGCACCACGAAAGCCGGACCAGCTGGTGGGCGTCGCTTGTGCGGAGCAAGGACCCAAGAACCATGGCCCTGGGGGTCAGGGGCACCAGGCGGTGCCAGTGTGGTGATCGAGGATGTCATTGGCTGATGCCAGTGATGTGGCGGTGGAACGCGAAGGGATCGGGCACCCCGGTGTCTGGGTCAATCGGTGCGACGAAGTCGCCAGCGCCGGACGGTGATGCCGGTTGGTTCGGCTGGAGGTAGGCGGCGAAGCGCCGTTCCTTCAGCCACCTCGCCATATCGGGGAGGGGTGGAGCAAAGCCGGAGGAGGCCTGTTGCTGATCCTGTGCTCGGATCTCAGCGGCCAGGGCCGCCACCAGGTCGGCAATGGTGTGGCCTTCGGCGAGAACGCCCGCGAGTTCACGCTGGGCAGCGGGCAGGGACTGGCTGGCGACACGCCGAGGAGCGGCCATGTAGGCGCTGCACAGGGCGTCGAACGCGGCAGTTGCGGCAGGGCCGGCGCGCAGCTGCTCACAGCGGCGGCGATAGCCGGTGGCCAGCGATTTGTATCCGCTGGCCGCGGCCTGCTCGAGGAAGGGCTGCAGCACTCCCAGAGCGTTGGCGTGATGGATCGCCGCCAGGTCGTGGGCGCTGAGGCCTCGCGGAGCCTGTGGATGCTTGCTGCGGCGTCGTGCCGCCCACTCCACCAGCAGCTCGCGGTGGGGCTTGGCGCAGTCGGGGAGAGGGGCCTGCTGGGGTGTGACCTGCTCGGTTGAACGGGGACAGGAATCGGCGGCAGCCAGGTGCGCATGTCGCTGGGGAGCGTCGTTCTGAGCTGACGTTACCACGATCTCGCAATCTGTCACGAGGGCGTCAGCCGTCGTGACCGAAGGCGCGGTGGCCGTGTTTTTTCGGCCGTTTTGGGGCATATATCCATTCGGAATAGGTATTAACCCTTCTTGGTTTTCTTCTTCTTCGTTTAAGGGTTTATTGATTGGGTCCCCCTGGAGGGGAGTCCCCCTGGGGGGGAGGGGTGCCCCTGTAGGGGAGGCCCCTGCGGGGGAGGGGTGGTCCCCCTGGGGGGGACTCCCCCCTGGGGGGAGGGGTGCTGTCGACTTGCGTTGTGGCGCAGTGGTTTTCGGGCCTCGCTTCTTGCGCTTGACCTCCATCCGGACCTTGTAGACGTTGGTGCCGCCTGGCCCAACCCCCACCCTGATGATCCAGCCCTCCGCCAGCAGGGTCTGCAGGGCTGTTCGGACATCGCGCTCCTTCATCCCGCATTCGAGAGAGAGGCGCGGGACAGACGGAAATGCACTATCTGCTCGGCCCGCATAGAACCACAGCCAGGCATACACAAACACCAATCGTCTTCTGCCTATTTCCGCGCAACTGCTGAGCAACTCGAGTGGGACCTGTGCAAACAACGGGCGATGCAATTCGCCTGTGAAGTCGTTGCTAGGCATGGGCGGCGCGTCAGGGGATGGTGTGGTTTCTTCCACTCCCCTAGGCCTGCAGATTGCGGCTGATGCGGTAAGATGTCCGTGTTGCGGCCATCAGATTCGCTGGGGAGCGTGCCTGGTGGTCGCAGCCCGTAAGGGCAACATCGGCTCCGTCGTTCCGGCGGGGCCTTTGTTGTGGGTGCGGGCGGGAAACCGACCAGTCCATGGGCACCATAGCGGTTTGAGGATGCCGCGAACCAGCGGTGTCACCAATCTGCAGCCACCACGGGCCCAGGGTGTGCTGGCGGCTGCGTGCGGGAATCCCGCGAAGCGGAAACGATGATTTTCGACAGCCGCTGATAGGACTTATGTTCGACAGCCGATGCAATCGGTCACCGTCGCCACGGGGGCAAAACGCTATGGGCCAACAGCAGATTGAACCGCGATCATTTTCTGCATTGGCGCTCGAACCATCCTCGTGGCTGTTTGCGGAAACGATCGGTCGAGACCGGTTCCGGCAGCTGCTGGCCGAATGGCTTCGGCGGAACGGCTGGAGCCTGGCTGTTGCCTCTCGCCTGGCGGAGTTGTCCCTGCTGGCCCAGGCCAATCGCCCCGTGCCGGACTGGACTGCTGGGATGGCATTGAAGCCTGGCGATTTGGTGAATCATCGAGGCCATGCCTGGGAGGCATTGGGGAGTCCGCTTTCAGAGCCGGCGGACGGGGTCCCAGGCTGGCGTGAGGTGGGTCTCACCAGCCGTCTGCATGCTTCTGGTCTGAACCTGTTCTTGCGCGGCAAACACCGTGCCATCACCAGCACCTTCCTGCTGGAGGTGGGCCGGCTGAACGAGTGGGTAGCGGCTGTTCAGGCTGGCAAGGCCCAGGCGCCGGCGGAAACTCGGTTGCGCGAGCTGGTGCAGGCCGCCGTGGTGATTCAGGATCAGGACGGCGCGCTGGGGTGTGAGGAATTCCTCTCCATCATCATCGGCCGTGTTGAGCCACCACCGTGGCCCGGGCCTACTCCCTCGACCAGCCCAGAGGAAACCGTGACGGCGCGCCAGCTGCGGGCCGCGGCTGCCGCTGCGGGCCTGGACATCGTCGACGACTGGGGAGCGATTGCCGCGATGTACCCCACCAGCGATCACCACCGGCTGAGTCGCCTGCAACAGGTGCTGCGCGGCACTGGCCAGTGGGATCCACAGCAGGAGGACGATGAACGGGCGGCATGCCTGGTCTTGCTGCAGCGGCTGCAGCGGCATGCAGAGGGCCCAGCAGGCGAAGGCAGCGCTGCAATCAGCGAAGCGATCTCCTCCTCGATCGGCGATGCCTGATCGGATGGCCTGAATCCAGAGGCCGATGCCACTGGATCACGATGGCGGCACCGTCACCAGCATGAGGCTCCATGACCACCAGCCGCAGCTCCTCACAGCTGTGCACAGCGGTGAGGAGCTGACGGCTCTGCCAGAGGATGTCGGCCGCGGCCGCGTGAAGAACGGTGACATGCAGGGTGTCACCGCAACGGGCGATACAGGCCAGCGGTGGCCCGTCTGGGCTTGAGTTGAAGCCATTGCGAACTGGGCTCATAGCGGGCTGGCAATGCGTGCTAGTGTTCGATTGACAGCTGATTGGCGGAGCGTAGCCAACCAGCGATCAACCACATCAGAAACGCTCTCGATGGACAGCTGCATCCCCCCTCCCGGAGTGCCCGCTGGGCAGCCGGCCACGACTCGATCCGAATCACCCCCTCACTCCGCACCGCCGCTGCCTGCGCCCCTGACCCTGGAGGACCTGGCAAACCGTGTGGCCGATGGCGAAGCCGCAACAGCTCGATGCTTCGAGGGGATGCGCAAGGCCTTTGCCGAGCTGCGCTCGGAGATGCGCCATCTGCTGGATGCCCGACAGGCGGCTCCCAGCTTCCCAGACGATCCTCGTCGTCGCCTGAACGCTTTTCTGGGCTACCTCCCCACGGCTGAACAGCAGGCAGAGCTCTTCCAGGCGTTGGCGGCTTTCCATGCCACCAACCCAAGGCTGACCCCCAACTGCACGGCCAGCTACGCCACAAAGAAAGGTGGTCAGATTTCTTACAGCTATGCGGATTTTGGCGAAGTAATTGCAACAGGCCAGAAGGCTGCACCCTTCGGCTTATCCGTGATCACCTGTCAGGAGTTTGACGACAACGGCCAGGCAATCGTGACCGGCTATCTGCTGCATTCCAATGGTGGAGCAATCTCCAGCGGTCCGGTGCCCCTCTACGTGGGTGAATCAGAGCGGCCAGGGCAGGCTCATAGCGCAGGGCTGACCACCTGCCGGCGGCTGGCGCACCAGATGGCTCTGGGCCTGGCTGCCGAACGTGATGACGACGGCAACGCCAACCACGAGATCAAAACAGGCGCCCCCCGGGCTGCTGCACCGAGGCTGGCCAATCCGCCGAGTCGCCCAGCGGGATCAAGCACTGCAAGACCTGTTCAAGGGCCACCTCCTGGGTGGCTGAGCAAGCAGGAGCGTCTTGCCCTGGAAGGTGAGCTGCAATCCCCAAGCATCACCCCGGAGCGTTTTGCTGAGATCGAGGATCGCCTGAGGGCCGCCAGCAATTCCATCAGCGCACCAGGAATCCGCGCAGCAGGAGCCCAACCATGAGCACAAGCCGATCGCTTGGTGGCCCAGCACGAGGCCCCTAGAGGGTTGTGCTGGTGCTGCACACAGAGGATGTGTTGATGGCCTCCCAGGTAATGCCGGCCACTGACAGGACGAGTTGGTGGTTACGAACCCGGCCTCTACCAGCAGACCCCTACGGGTCTGCGAAACAACGGGCCCCAGCGAGGGAGGTGGTTTCGCTCCAGGCCCTGCTGCCCATCTGGACCACCCCAAGGCCATCCGCAGCAATACAAAGAACAAACGACCCGTCACTTTCATCAATTTCCGTTTCCCACCATCATGCCAAATACAAACCAGCCACTTGAAGCTGTATCAAGCCTTATTCCTACACCGACAATGCCTGGTCCTGAATTCCTCTCTCTCTTGCAGATTACCGGGTTTGCGCTTTATCCGGATGGCAGTATCCTGATCCAGCGCGGTACTCGGCGATTGCAGCTTCTTCCATGTCGGCCCGATTTGCTCAGCGCCGATGACTTCAAGAGTCTTCTTTGGGTTATCGAAGCGGCGTTAGGCGCAAAACACAACGAGCTGCAGCAGACTGAGCCTGATTCCATTCAAGCGATGCTAAGGGTGATTGCCCTCTGCTTTGCCAGCAGGCCGACCGATCCAGCCGGGGCTGTTTTGAAATGGCTGCCGTTAACACTTGATGCCCTTCATGTCCAGTCATCTGGAAGAGGCCTTTGCCAATCAGTGGCTGGTTTCTTTCCCAAACCTACCATTCCACCGCGAGTACACACTCCCTGCCTGGAAACACTGGGCAGAGTTTCAGAAGCAGACAGGGTTGCGGCAGCGTAAACCAGCGCCCTATCGCGCTGATTTCGCATGGCCCACTGCTTGTGTCGCCGTAGAAATCAATGGTGGCATATGGAAGGCTGGTGGGCACTCCACAGGTAGCGGAATCACGCGAGACATCACCAAGACAATTCTCGCCCAGCTATCCGGTTGGGTTCTTCTTCCACTTTCAGATGCTCACATCTTCGATGGCACCCCCTACTGGCTACAACTCATTGCCGACCTCATCATCTTCCGAGAAGATCAGTTACTCGGCCGAGACACCACAGGTCACCGAGGTGGCCGGTGTGGATCTGACACGCTCCAACCATTGCCTCATCCCCTGGATGATCAATCGGTCTTCAAGCCCCGGGAAGACCGCCAACACCGTGACAGGCTTGGAACACTCGGGACTGGAATGGATCTCCGTGAATCACTCATGCGTCTGCGGCAGTCGGGACCTTCGACTGATTCATAACGCATCCCCCATTTGGCTTCGGCCATGGGGCAACTACATTCGGATGGAGGATGTTCTGGAGAGCATCGCTATTAACGATGGAGACCTTGTCTTAAATGCGGCGCCACCTGGCATTGGAATACCAATCGAAGGTCGGTATTTTCCCCCCGGGGCTCTTCAGTTTCTTGTCGATGAGCATGGCATGCAAGTTACTGGTCAGTCGACGACTTTGCCAACACCAGTGCGGGTGCAATCTTCACCATGCAATGGCTGGTGCAGGAAGCAGCACATCTATGTGGACCATGGCATGAAAGAGAAAGCAGTGATTTATTTCAACAGCCATGGTTGGCCCGTAGCATGTCGGGAAAACACCTTTCATCCTGGTTCATATTGTGTTGTTGACTGGAGCTGGTGGCGTTTTGACTACAGCCGGCCACAGCCCGACGCTGTTGGGTAGGTCAAGGATCCCAGACTGAACTCACGACAGATCTGCTCGACGATGGCCAAAGCCAGCATCTCTACCGCTCTCCCGTCTTCTGATGCCCAGAAGGCGAACGGTCTCCCTCCCCTGTTCCTGCTCGAGGCGGTGCAGGACACCTGGCTGAAGAAGTCACTGGAACCTGCCGTGGAGCTGCCTGAGGACCAGCGGGTCTTTGTGGCTGCCGGCAAGCGGTTGCCAGTGGTGAGCACCACTGAGATCCAGGGCAATGCCCACGAGCTGGTGCAGCTGGGGAATGGTGCCGGCCAGTGGCACGTTTTCGCGCCCCATTACCGGCGACTGCAGAACGCTGCGCCGGTAGCCGCGTCAGCACCTGCTGAGCTCCTTCTGCCTGGAGCAATCGACTGGACGAACTTCGATGCCAAGGTCACTGCCAGCCTCAGCGTGGGGGAAGTTCTGCAGTTTGATCCCCGCCGCCGCCCGCGGGCGCAGAGCTCGGTGATCCCTCGGATCATCGGCACCGCAGTCCAGTTCCAGGCGATTCGAGATGCCTGGGGCCGGCCGTTGGGGGTGACCAGTTTCTATCGCCCGGAGCCGATCAACTCCCAGGTGGGAGGGGTTCCAAACAGCTTCCATGTGAGCGGCTTGGCCATCGACATCTACCCGATCGGTCTGCCGCTCCAGTCCCTCTACGACTTTCTGCGGCACCGTTGGACCGGCGGATTCGGAGACGGCCGCAACCGCGGCTTCCTCCACCTGGATCGCCGCGATGGTGGTCGGTTCGTGCCGGGAGGCGGGGTGCGTCCGGCTGTCATCTGGCCCTACTGAGCGCTCCAGAGGGCACCCTCGGCCCTGCGCCGCCGCCGGAGGCCCGCTTCGCTGGGGCCGCCCGGGTTCACGTAGAGCAGCAGTGCCGCTGGCACCTTCCCCAGATCACCACGCACCAGACAGGCAGACAGCGTCCCAAAGCCCTGGGCGCCAAACCAGGCCGGGCCGCAGTTGTAGGTGAAGGACAGCAGGGCGGCCTGCTGGTTGCAGCTCAGCGCGGCCCATCTGGGGATCCGCCTGGCGAGCACCCTTCTATCCCTATCCAGGCGCAAGGCCAGCAACGCATCAGCCTCCCCCTGGCTGATGGTGTCGCCAGGCTTTACTGCGCGGCCATCGGCATGGCTGGTGCTGCCCCAGCCGATGGTCCACGGCTCACCCCCGCTCTCGGGATCGGGGTAGGACTTCAGGCGGCAGCCCTCAAACTCTTTCACCAGGGGCAGGGCCACGGTGACCGCCGACGACGTGGAAGCCTGCGCCAGCGCCGGGGGAGTTTCCACGACCTTCAACCAGGTGCCGTTGCGGATGTCACCACCCTCTCCAAGCCGTTGGCGCTGCTCAGGGGTGAGGAGGCCTTCGACGGCTGACCAGAAGGCCTCATGGCCTTCGTGGCCAGCAATGGTATGCAGGGCGTAGCGCATCAGGGATGGCTTCATGGCTCGATGGATTCGGTTCAGGCAGGAGTTGGATCGTCATCGGGATCGTCAGGTTCCCGTGGTGGCACAAGCCCGATCGGGCCGGATAGAGCTTCATGGGGATCAGAGGTATTTCGGCCGCGGCGGCCAACAACCGCCCCGCCGACAAGGCCCCCCATGGCGGCCGCGGCCGATTCGGCTGGGCTGTGTGCCACCAGGGCGAGGAGGGTGTCGGTGGACCGCCGACCGATCTCGCCCATTTGAGACCAGGCCGGTAGGCATTCCAGGGGCCGCCGGCTGCGGGCCTCGCACAGCAGGGCCTGGGTCAGGCCGGCCACAAGCTGCCAGCCGACGTTGGCCACCACCACCCAGCCTGCAATGGTGAGGCCGGCGCCGATCACGGGCGAGACAGTCAGCCTGTGGTCTTGTCGTTGTTGTCGTCTCATAGTTTCCCTTTGGAAATTCGTACTTCGTGCTCCTGTAAAGTCTCGGACATGGATTCGTATTTCTTTAGCAAGATGTCTCGATCCTTGACCAGGGTATTGATAGATTCGCGCATCACAATCACGTCTCTCCAGACGCCAATACTGGCGCTGGCAGCAGCCATGAATGACATGGCAGTGATCGTTGCAAGGACCGGCAATACATAGTCGCTATTGATCCCGTGAGGCAGCTTTGAGTCTTGGGCAACATGCGGTAGGCCCCCCTCGGCAGGCATCGTGCGTGGCTCCGGTCATTTCAAGTCTAGGCAGGGTGGTCAGCCCTAGAAAACTCCTCAATGATAGATATGAGTCCTTCGTCTCGGCTATGCGGAGCATACGGATCGGTGTTGCTTTGAAGCAATGCTCTGTAGATCGGCAGTTCGATCACTTTAGGGTCTGTGCAGGCTGGAGTGTATCCAGTGTCAGAGGGAAGCATGATGATTAAATGACAACGTTTGGATTGATGCTGAGGCCGTACTCAGAGCTTATACCGGCTGCATAGGATACTAGTCCGATGTTTAGCTCTAGTGGTGCTGTGTTTGTACTGTTCTGGGTTTCTGTCGAGATGTTAATGTTATAGCGACGCCCTGCAGGCCCAAGCAAGCTGGGCTGGCCAAAGAAGGCAGGCCTGGCCGTTCCGGTTCCGGTACCTGTGCCGTTTGCAGTAAACACAGTCTGAACGGTATTGCTGGTTGCCCCTATCGCCGTAAAGTCCGTAGTACCGATGTTGACTATCTGATACTCTCGGCCAACGATAAAGCTCCCCGCTGTTACTGTTGGTTGCTCACTAAAGAGAGGGTTTGCAGCGGGAATATCTGCACGCAGTGCCCCAGCCCTCTTAAAGATTGTCCGCGCCTTATAGCCGTCAAAGCCTGCAGTCCTTGTATAGTCTCGAAGCTCTACAGTTGCAAACCTTTCTTCGCCAAGACGAACGATGTTTCCAAGAAGCACTCCTCTGGTTTTTGTGCTGTTGTAGCCGTTACTGCCAAACCTTCCGACGAAGCCGTCGGTCCCCAGCTCGCTATTTACACTTATGAATGCTTCGGTGACTTTGAAAGAGCCCCAAGCGTGAATGAGTTGATCCAAAAATGGTCCGTCGTTGTTGTTAGATGGCTCCTGGCCATTGTCATTCCAGAGGTGGATGTGGTTTGGGAGGTATTTGGTATTGTTCTTATACCAGCTAGCATCTTCGCTATTCGATGCTCTGCCCCCGAGCCTGTCGATGTAGACACCATTGGGGTTGTTTATGGTTACTCCAAGAAACGTATGGTGAAACTGTTTCCATATCCATGGGGCATCCACGCTGGTAGTTCCGTAGTGGGCATTTCCTGATTCTGGCAGCTGGTTTGTCAGGCCTGTGCCAATTTGGCTACTGTCGATAGTGACATTTCCACGAAGGTAGATATTTGAGATTCGCAGCTGTACGCTGCCGTTTGTTGCAATGTAGGGGTCTCTTACTGCTCCAAGACTTTCCTTGTGTGATGGGAGAACGGGGCCAAAGACACAATCGTAGATCTCAGCCCTGTTTGAGGCTGATCCTTCCATTTGGATTACTGATGCAGAGGTCCATCCTTGATAGATGAGAGATCTGTCATTAACAGTCGCAAGTGTTGTCAGCAAAGTGCTTGTGTTGCTGGTCGTGTTGCCTGTAAAGGCTGAAGTTGGCAGTGATAAACTGGCCAGAAGAAGGTCAGACTGTTGGATCTGTCCTACACTTACTAGCTTAATCAGTTCCGGGACTCCTAAAAAGTGGAAACCTCCATCGAAGAAGACAGAGTGCCGAAAAAGCATCTGTCTACCGATAGAACACACGTGCAGCTGGTTGGCTGAGCTGGTAAACTCCCGTAGAAAGATCTTGAATGCTGCAAAGTTTACGCGGTTCACAGTGTCACCATATCCAGAACCATCAAAGTAGTTGTTTTCTATCGTTGCGCTGCCGTTGTTGTTGCCTGGAAACTGCATTCCCGACAGGGAAGCGTTCCAGGCCTTAAAAATGACCGAACATTCCCAGACTGAAGCCGGATCGTACAGGCCCGGAGCAATCCTTATTTCCGCCGTCTGGTTCCCACCTCCAATGATGGCATTTGCATATTCGCTGGCACGTGCAAGGGACGGTATAGCAGCGTCTTTGGAGTCTGGCGGCGTGTTAAACATAGAGTCAAGATTGCGGTCTGGAGCGCTGGCCTTTACATAGATGATCAGAGTGTCAGTTCTGGCACTGATATAACGACGCTCGGCCAATAGCCGATTTAGACCCGGAAGGTTGATCATCTTGTCCGCGCCCTGCTCAAGCTCCTCATCTGTAGTGGCTGCCTGCTTAGATGACAGCAGCATTGCGATAGTTGCCAGCTGGCCTGTCCCATAGTCGGCTGTTGTCATGGCGATGGATTCGCCACCATCCAGTTGCGACACACCTACCAGGTCTAGGGTTCCTGTTACCGCCAGGTTGTCTACGGACAGGTCATTCAGCTCTGTTGGTGGTGCTTCATCTGTTTCTGCCGCAATCCCCTCCACAGAGAGAACTTCGCCTGTGTCGGTGTTGATCAATCCCTGGTTGGTAACCTCAAAGCCATCTTTGTTGATGCCTTTGACTTCTACTCGCCCGCCTTCCGATGGTGCAAAGTTGGCGTTGAACTCATTGAGAGGGCTCATCGTGCGACGTGCACGAGGCAACGCCCTTGAATAGTTCCAGAAGCCCACACCATTGAAGTTGTGGCCCAGAAGTTGGACAAAGGACGGTGAACGGAATTCGATCGCCCAGTTCGCACGTCCGCTGGCAGCGCCACCGGTAGGCGCGGTAGGAAAGTCGGCGGCGGAGGCTGGATCAAGATTGCGGCTGGCCTCTGTGCGCGGCACCAATGCTGCGTGTGCCGCAGAGCTTGAGAAACCGAGCGCTATCAGGAATGCCAGGGCTCCTCGATAGTCGGTGGCGCTTCGCAGTTGGTCTCGAACGCTGCCGGATTCCGTGTAGATGGTGGCCCAGTTGATTCCGCAGTTGGCAGTTAGATCGCTTGATGTGTCGGTATCTGTATCAAAGATCAGCGTGGGGGCTTCGAGAGATGGGGGATCTTCTGCGTTGTAATTGGACTCCTGTTGCACATAAGACTCCTGCCAACGCGTCTCGTCTGGCGTCATGCCACTGGAGAGAAATGTGCTGTTCGCCGTGTAATGTTTGCCCGAGTGCTTTACGGTCTGACCCACCCTGTAGAAACGGTTAGGCGCGTATGTTTCGTCTGGACAGGATCGACGGATGCTGATCTCGGCCGACAGAACAACCCCTGCACCTTCTGCGGGGATTCCATTGGTGGTGGTCACTGCCAAAACCTCCGCACCACCAGTCGCAAGGTTTCGGTCAATGCCGCCGCCACTTACTCCGGGTCGGGTCTGGAGAATGCTGTTTCGCACAGGCACCCTGGCACTGGTGGTGTTGGAGAGCTGCAGGGTGACTCGTCTTTGCGATGTGGTGCGCGTATCAATGAGCCGTCGGATGTAGCAGCGCTTGCCGATTGCCAGAGATGAGCCGTTCTGGTCGGTCCCAATAGCAAGCCCCGTGCCGGCCTGGGCGGCGGGTGCCGAGATGTTGATTTCTGTCTCGTTACCGCTGCTCCACGCATTATTTGACAAGGTGGCGCGCCAGTCTGGCCCGCTCGGGTTTTCGATCCAGAACAGGGTGCCGGCAGGCAGACTAAATCCATCCTTGGCCAAGACAGCCGGAGTCGCAGGATCACTGCTGGCAGCCAGAGGGTTTTGCAGCGTGACGGTGCTGCCAGATATTGCGCTCACAACTCCCAGGGTGATCTTTCTAACGTTGCTAGTCTGCTCGGCAACACTTCGGGCTACACGAACTCGTTTAATGTTCCAGTTTGAATCAATGGTTTCGCTGAAGCTCTGATAACCGCGTGCAACCGCCACGCAGCCGCCAAAATTGCTGGTGGAGTTGCTGAACTCCATCTGAGCACCGCTATCGGCAAAATGGTGCCGACCCGCACCGATGGCGAAAACACTCACCAGCTGGCCGAACGCATCGTTGAGCAACGTGATATGCCGGCTCATTCGGCGCGGCTTCATGCGCACGTCGTCGGATTCGCTGTCGATCAGCTCCTGGTAGTTGACCGGGGCCCGCCAGGCGCCGGAGCGGTAGATCTCCCAGCAGCTCAGGTCCCGCTGCTGGCTGATGCCAGTGAACTGTGCTGCTACCAGGCTCTTGAGGCCCGTCAGGCGTGCGCCATCCCAGAACACACCCGACATCCCCCATTCGGTGCGGAGGGAGCAGTTGTAGATGTAGGGGCTGGCACCACGAACGGTGTCCCACGCCTCGGATGGGTTGCCGCTGATCGGCCCCACCGTCTGGAACTCTGACGTCCTGGTGACCGCGAGCGAGTTGCTCAGGTTGCCGGTGTTGTTGGCCCCGCCCATGGCGGTGCGGACCTTGGCGTACAGCTGATCCAGATCCGCCTGACTTGCGTTGTGGAAGCAGTCGAGCAGGTGATGGCTGCTGGTGGCACCAAACTGATCTCTGAACGTGACGCCGTAGATGTAGCTGGTGCTGGTGATCTTGAGGATCCCCACCCGGTTGCTGTAGTCGGCGGCCTCATCCGCCGCGGCCGGCACGTAGGACGGCCTGACGGTGCTTTGCCGCAGCGACAGCGGCGCGCTCGCCGTGGCATAGCGGGGCAGCACGATCCCGCCGCTGTTCGGGTTGAAGGCGATCAGGTGGTTGGGGGTAGGGTCAAATCCGGCCGCCGGCCATTCCGTCACCGGGATGGCGTAGCTGGAATTGCCAGGGTCGTTATAGAAAATGTGCGTCCCCGGGCTCAGCTCCACCGATGGGCAGTCGACGTTTGCCGCCTCTGAGTTGATCGTGAAGAAGTTTTTGCTGGTCATCGCAACGATTTCGATCGCTGCGCGGTTGATGGTGCGGAAGGGCCGCTGCTTGCTGTAGCCGCAGGTGAGCCGCTGATTTTCCAGCCGCTTGAGCTTTGCGGCGATCTTGGCCGCATCGGTGGCTCCGCCCGGCTCCTCGAACCAGTTGTAGGAACCACCAACGAACCGATCGCTACCGATGTACGGGTCGATGTAGATCGTGAAGGGACTATTGAGCGGATCTGCAGATTCTTGGTTGCCTGGCGAGATGTTGGCATTCCCCGCAAGCTGCAGCAGTGCATCAACCACTGCCGCCAGCTGCTCCTTGGCGCGCAGTTGCCCACCAGGGCCAAAGGCGTTCAGGATGCCGGCCAGGGCATTGGCGAAAGTGATCCGCATCAGCTGTTCATTCTCTTTGCAGGCTAGGCAGGCGCCCTCACTGAAAGGGGATGTGTCCGATCAGCGATGACAAAGCGCATCTCGCCGATCGCTGCGAACTGTCCGCTGATTCTCATGGTGTCGCCGGACTGAGCTGACAACCTTGTTCTTGTCAGAGCGATGTCAAGCTCATAGAAAAGGCACTCCTCGCGAATGAACTGGTCGCCATTGGAGTGGCCCCGCGGGCCATCGGCCACCAGCAGGCGGATCGTCGCTGTGCTGCCGTGCCGGCTGAGCTGTTGCAGCCTGAGCATCGCTGCGCCTGAGCTGACATCGGGGCTGTAGGTGTTGCTCACCTCGCCTGAGAACGATCCGGCGCCTGATGCCTGGCTGGCGACCACGGATCCAAACGCCTCGCCGATCGCGCCAGGGTCGAGCATGCCGGCGTCGGTTTCGATGTCCCATCCCGATAGATCGGCCTGCCGCTTCCAGCCCCTCTCATCTGCATCTGCGCCGGCCTCCTTGATCACCGCCGGGACGATCGGCACCAAATCCGCCAGCAGGCTTTCGGGATTCTCTGGCCGGGGCAAGACCAGCGCCAGGTCGAGCAAGGCCTCGGCGTAGCCGCTGCGGGTGCTGGCAACACTGAGTATCAGCCGATCGAACCCCACCAGACGTAGGGGCAATCTGCTGAGATCGCCGCCATTCACAGCCGACACCTCGATGCTGTAGAAGGTCGCGCGTTCCAGCGCGTCTCGGTGAATGAAGACTGTGGCCTGCTGGGCAAAGCCCACGGTGCCCGCATGCTCCCAGAAACTGGCAGTGTCATCAGGCCCCCAGAACGGCGGATCTGCGCCGAGGCGGTGCCCGGTGGCTGGCCCGCCGGAGGCCACATCACCCCAGAAAGTGTGCCCATCGGGGCAATTCGCGTAGCCCGTGCCGAGAACGTCGATCGGCAGGCCCAGGGGAGCAGTGAGCAGCACCTGATCGCCGTTGAGGAATTCGGGCTCCTCCACCCGCAGGCGCACCACCCGACCCGGCGCATCAAGCAGCTCATCGGTGAGCACCACTGCCGCCGGCCAGCTGCGGCTGAGAGTGAGAGTGCCGATCTCGCCGTCGATCGCCATGGCTCAGAAGCGCCCGCTCATGTCGCCGTTCACCCTCATGCTCAGCGAGCAGGCGATCAGCTCGCGCACGCGAACCGGTGCTCCCAGGGATGTCGAGAGGACCTCCATGGTGAAGTCTCCTCGGGAGGAGCCCCGGCGGGTGACGATCCTCAGGGTGTCGAGGGCTTCGTTGTCGTCCCAGATGCTGTTGGCCATCGCCACCGCCGCAGCGTTGTCAGGGTCGTAGAGGAATGTGCAGTTCAGCTGGGTGGTGCGCACTCCCTTGGCCACGGTGCCAGCTACCTGGCCGATGCCAGTGGTGTCCAGATCATCTCTGGACACGGTGGGGGTGACATCCGTGATCTTGCCGACCAGCGAACCGTTCCAATACACATCGCTCTGGGTCGTGTTCCTGACGCCCATGTCTGGCCTGGTTCATGCCTGATCAAGAGGCTAGGCAGGCGCTGCTCTACGAGCTGCGCTGCAGCCTGGCCTGCAGTTGCACAGGCAGGCTGCAGCGGCGGCGATACACCAGGCTCTGCTGCGGCGTGGGCGCATCCTGACCCACAGGCCAG